GGCAATGCGACCGCCGGAATTACGAACAACAACATGTTCATGAACTGGGTGCGTTTTCCCCCGCACCTTAATAGACCCAACCTGTGGGCCAAGTTCTACATTACCAACAGTTGTCGGACGAAGCCTGGGTTCTGTGGAGGAATTTTCGTATCTAGAAAGTTCCAGACCTTTTGGGTAAAGGGCTTTCAAAGCGTAATGATGGCGGTTCCGGTGTTCTACAGACACCAATGTGTCTGTTGACTCATGACCTTCCGGGGCTTCATCCCAGGTCCATCCTGCCTTTTTCTTGAAAAGGTTTGCTTTGACCAGGGCGCTGCCTTTCCCAGGCGTTCCCGTAGTATCTACGGCATCACGCGATACATTGAAGTATGGCTTTCCACCAGGACGGACGCCGATTTCGCCTTGGGCAGCCTTGTGGCCTGTTACATCCTCTTGAGACGGCATGGATAAATATGCGCCGCCTGGACGCTTATCTTCCCACATACGCTGCGGCTTAGGGAAAACAGACATTGGGTTCGACACATTGAACCCACCATCCGCACGCACCTTTCGCGCCACATTCAGTGCAGCGGCAACGGCCTGCTTCTGGGGATGCCCTGCGTGAACCATTTCTCGGATATTAGATGAGATCGTTTTCTGGCTGGAACCGCGCTTCAGGGGCATCACGAATAACTCACTATCACGGTCATGCCCGTGCCGGGCGTGATCACCAATCCATCCTTGAACGGCAGGTTCAGGACAACAGGGACAGACGTGGCAGCCGATACCGTCGCGTCCTTGTGGATCGTCCAAATGAGGTTATTGGGACTCGCCGCCGCCGTAGAGATGGCGTCATAAATCGCACCATCTGTAGACCCCGCGACAGTCACGATCACAGTCACCACGCGCCCGCTGCCGGGCTTCACCAGAGTGGATGCCGTGATGTTCTTGGCGATGCTGACGCCCTGAACGTTCAGGTAGTTCTGGCCCAGTGTGGCAATCGCCGTGACGATATTCTTACCCGTCGTCAGGATATCAGAGAGACTGCCGCTCATTATCAGTATCTCCCATCCGGCATGATGCGGTATCGCATATTCCCGATACGCCACCAACTGCCTACGTCATTGCTCTGCATGCCGATCGATACCAACCGGCCACGAAACCTAGGCGTGATATACGACGTGGCCTGCGTAAGACTGTAGGGGCCATACGTCTGTGGCGTAGCCCCAGGGAAGTCGGTGACATAAAAGGTCAGGTTCACCGTGGCGTTCTGTATGCCACCGTAGTAGCCCCACTTCATGTCGGGCCACACCTCATCCACGAAGACCTTCACGTCAGCCTCAGACAGGGCAAAGTAACCCGTCTGAAAGCTAGCAACCAATGGCGCCCCATCGGCATCCGTGGATGTCTCGTGCTGGTAGATATACCGGTTGGCGCCGGCGCCGATCGGCGGCCCCAGGACGGACTCATTGATCCAGGCAGTGCGATCCAGTGTGCCAAAGTCCCACTGGTTCAGGACCACGTTGTATTTGACGTAGGCATTGATCTCGCCGCCATTGTTCGTGGTCGGGTAATACCAAGCAATCTCCCCGAACCGAGAATTAGGCGCCACGCGGATCTTGGACAGGTTGTTTTTGTCCAACTCTTGGAAGATCACGTCCCATATAGGGCATGGGATGGGCTCAACCCCATTTGGCCCCAGGCGGAAGAACTGAGATTGTCCCATCCAGTAGACCACGCCATTCATGGACGTGGCGGCTTTCTTGGCGATTAGGCCGCATCCTGTCCCTACCTCGTTGAACGAGTAGACGTAGGGCGGCCCGATATACTGCATCGACCACACAGCCAAATCGGTCCACAGCAGCCCCTGCTGCGGCCCCTGGATGGCCCCGACAATCTTGGAGCCCTTGGGTATGCGGTAAGACCCCGCCTGATTGGTGACCGTGCCAATCCAGCTACTGAAGTTATCCACATCACACCAGCGAACCAGAAGAGGATCCTGTTCGCTGTTAAAGGTGGACCCGTAGGCGATGATCTGCCTTTGCGGCATAGCCACAAAGACCCCTTCATTCATCACTGGGCTATTCGGGACAATGGTGGCCACCGGGGAGCCGGATGTAGGATCCCACTGGTAGATGGGCGATGCGCCCGCGTTCAGAACCTGGACAATGCCCTGGTTCGTCGCCGTGCCGCTCTGGGCGCACGCATACTGAATAGTCGTGGCAGTAGACGCCGTGACGATATATGTGCCATTGAAACCAATCGGGTCAACGCCAGACACAATCACTGTGTCTCCCACGGGGACCACATAACTATCGGCAAAGTTCAATGTTGCAGTAGCGCCAGTTCCCGTTATGGATATGGTCGTGCGACTCAAGAAACTGGTCGCATGGGGGCATGCAATCAGTATCTGGCCCCAGTTATCCATCGTCCAATCAGTCGCATAAACAGGTGTGCCAGTGGATGGGACAATCGCCGTGCCAGTGCCATAGCCGCCAGAACCATACGCCCCTATCCCATAGCCGGTGCCCGCAGGGATTGGCCCCAGGCCAATGTAGTAAACGTATCCGGCCTTGTTGTTGTTAATATATGCCGTTGTCGTGCTGCTGGCGGAGTTCTGCGCCTGGATCGTGAACGTATTGGCCGTCGGAACCGAGACCACCAAATAGTTGGAATAGAGAGATACCCCACCGACAGACGTTGGGACCGACACAACGTAGCTGTCCCCCGGCTGGAACCCATGATTGTTGAGGGTTACAGTAACCGTGGGAGACCCGCTCGTCGTAGCAAACTGGGCAACAGAACCGCCGTTACTTACCGTGGATGTAGCATACGCCGGATCGCCCAGTGTATTAGTTGCATTTATTGTGTAAGAAATGCCACTAAGCGAAGTGCATTGGTAAAGTCCATACAGAATAACGCCGCCAATGCTGATATGGGTATCAATAAATACCCAATCATAGCTACTAGCAGCCGCAGAGGTATCTGTGATGGTGAAAACATTGCTGCCCGACGTGCAGGACACATCCACAGCCACATTGGTAGCTATCGTTCTAGGTGTAATGTCCTGCTGCGTCCCATTCGTAATGACGCTAAGTTGCGCTTGAAGATTTGAGGGTAAAGCCTCGGCGCCAACAGCTAGATGCGCGTTGGCATTGGTGTCTTCCCAGGCCCACAGCCCACGGACAGTGGACTGGATTTGATTAGGGAAGAACTTTGTCCATCCACCCAACTTCTGGACAAGCCCCAGGCCACTCCGATCCGGGATAAACCGGACCAAATTGGTCGTGGATAGGGCTGCCTCGTTCAGCGCCAGGGTCTTGTTCTCATCGACGCCTGGGATAAGTTTGAACGCCTGATGCGGCATGGATTACCCCCGAGACGGCGTAGCCACAGGCGAAGGCGACTGTGATGTCCAGCCCGAAGCCTCAAACTTCTTGCGCGCCTCTTCAACCATCGCGCCCTTCAGAAGGGTCTGGTACTGGGTTTCATACGTCACCGGCATATTCGGATCATTGGCAGACGCGCCCAGGAAATTGCGCTGGTAGGCCGAGATATAGATCATGCTGGCCATGATCATCAGATCAGGCAGATACAGGCTGATGAACGTCGTGGTGTTCGTGGCCGACAGGCTTGCCGGGCGATACGTTCCCACAATCTCCACCGTGTAGGCCTGATCCGGATACGGGCCCAGCAAGAAGTTGTAGTCATCAAATGGCGCAAAATACTGAGGGATGCCCTTGCTGCCCGCAACATTGTAGACCGCGTCCAAGAACTCCTTGGTGACCGGCAGAAGCGGGTTGCGCGTCCCCTGGTCAGGGTCCGTCGTTCCCGCTGGGGTGATCACATTGATCTGTTCGGAAACCACAAACGTCCCCTGCGGAACCTGGATACTGCGGCTGCCCACCGTGCAGGAATACGCCGTCGTAGCGATCGACGTGAACAGAAAGTCCAGGTCACGATAGATGCGGTTTTCCGCATAGGTAATCGTTTGCGGAAGAATCGTCTGAAAGTTCGTGTCAGTAGAAGGCACCACCGCCATGGTGGCGATCTGGGTGACGTAATCTGAATATGTAAGACCAGTTGTCACGTCTTAACCCTCTACAGTGATCCCCCTCCCGAAGCGCCAAGCATTTCTAAGCCCGCTTGTTTATCCAAACCTGGATGTCCATCTTCACGCCGCGTCCTCAACCGGAGGTGCCAATTCCCCAGCAAAATACTTGAGATTTGCCCTTAACCGCAAGTCATTCGGTTCTTTTTCAATAGCAATCTTAATTTGTTCGATTGCCTTATCTTGCATCCCCAAATGCCATGCAGAAATGGCAGCCAAATCATGAGGCTGGGCACCCCAAACCGCCGGGTCGCAGGTATAAACAAGGTCACGATCCACGATCGCCAAGGCCCGCATGGCCATGGAATGGCATTCCTGCCACCGATTCTGGGTGTAGTAGAGCATAGCCAGGGCGCACCAAGGCTCCCTGGCGTTGGGCGCCTCCGCCCCAGCCCTTAGAAGCCACCGCTCGGCCTCCCAGGGGTTATTCAGGCGCTCATAAGACTGCCCCAAAAGCCGCATGGCATAGCACCGCTCATTGGGCCACGTCGCCTCCGGCATCTCCAGATACTTGTTCAGGGCATGGATGGCGTCCTGCCACCGTTCATGAAAGGTCAATTCCCTGGCATGGTAGAAGGCGTTCCGGGGGCACCTGGGGTCTTCCTTCACGGATAGTTCCAGAAGGTCCATATACTGGCCCCGGCTCTTCGTCGGGTCCGGATGGTGGCTCACCAGTAGCTTGTCGGTCTGGGCCCAGACTTCCGTGATCCGTCCATCCGGGACAGGATATTCATGGCACGGGTGATGCCAAAGGTAGCCGTGGCGGGCATGGATCTTCTCATAAAGGAACTTGATCCCGCAGCCCCAGTCAAAATAGTAGCGAAGCCGGGTAGTCCCATCCACCCAAACCCGCTCAATTTCCTCGCGCCAGCCGGGCTCCATGACCTCGTCGAGGTCCAGGCTAATGCAGACATCGTAGTCACGCGGGATCAGGGCCAGGGCCGCGTTGCGGGCCAGATCAAAGCGCCAGGGCGTGATGCAGATATCGTGGACAATAGCGCCGTGTTTGACGGCTAATTCCGCCGTATCATCCGTGCTGCCAGTGTCAGCGATAAAGACAGCATCTGCGTCTTTAGCCGAAGCGCAAAAACGTTCCACAAATTGAGATTCGTTTTTGCTGATAGCGTAAACGGCTATTTTCATTACTATTTAACCGCTATTAAGGGCAATCCGCACTCTTTGCTTGCCACCATATTCTTGTGTCTGCCGCGACTGCGGCAGATGACGAAACCGTTATAGTAGTTGCATTAAAGGTAACCGAATAGGATTTTGAAGCATATTCTCCTCCTATAGTTACAGAGCTTGGTGTTGCTGTCATACCATGAGAAGCAGCCGCTACAGTGTTCCCAGTTGTTATTGTAATTACCCCTTGGGCAGAATTTATATAC